ACCCGTCATGCGGCTCGCAGCAGGAAATCGCCAAGCGGTACGGCCGGAGCAAGTCCTACATCTCATACCGCGTGCGGATGATCCAGCGGAAGTTCTCGCTGCCCCTCTGCGCCTACAACGGGAACCGCACAGGAAAATGAGCGAGGCGAGGATGGTGGACATCGCCAAGGCCCTCAACGTCTCCAAGCAGACGGCCAACGGCTTCAAGGCCCAAGGTATGCCCACGGACTCCGTCGAGTCCGCCCAGGCTTGGTACAACTCCCGCAGGGCAACGCGGGGGGCGGACGCCGGCGTGCCCACGGGAAACGTGTCCGACGAGTCATTCGCCGAGATCGTGAGCCAGCACAGGTCGCTCAAGGAGCGTGCGTACAGGCAGTACCTTGAGGACCTCGACAACAAGGACAAGAACCAGTCCAAGTCATACGCGACCTATGACAAGCTCCTCAAGACCATGGTGGCCCTTGAGCGCGAGGCCGTGGCGAGGGACATCGCCAGCCGCAAGTACGTCGAGACGGCGCAGGCCGTGGCCGTGTTCGGGAAGATACTCCTCTCGCTCCGCAACGACCTGTCCCAGCTCGGCACCCGCATCGCCCCCAAGGCCAATGATCAGAATCCTGGCATGGCGATGAAGGCCGTGGACGAGGAGGTGGCCAAGTTGCTCCGCAGGCACTCGCAGTCAGCCGAGGACGCCATCGCCGACATGACCACGCCCGACCAGCCGCAGCCAACCGAGGAGAAGCCCGATGAGGTCGAGCAGCCCGAGTGACTTTGAGGAGTCCCTGCGGGCGCTCATAGCCCCGGACCCCGACGGCGACATCGTGGACTGGCTGGAGAGGAACGTGAAGTCCGTTCCCTACTCGCCAAACCCCGGCCCGTTCCGCATCGAGTCCACGCCGTACCTCGCCCCCATCCTAAGGGCGTTGCAGGACCCCGAGGTCGAGACCGTGGCCGTGATGGGGAACGTCCAGTCGGGCAAGTCCATGGTCGTCGAGCTGTGGTCGGCATTCGTGCCAGCCCGCACGCCCGGCCCCATGCTCCTCTTGCAGGACGTGGACCTAAACGCCCAGGACTGGCAGCAGACGCGCCTGCGGCCTCTGTGGGAGGCCACGCCGTCCACCCGCGACCAAATCTCGCAGACGGAGAAGGCCAAGTGGCACATGACGCCGTTCCGACGGAACACGACTTGGGTGCTCGGGGCGGACAACGAGAGGAACCTCCAGCGTCGATCCATCCGATTCCTCGGCGGCGACGAGGTGTGGCAATGGCCGAGGGGTCACCTCAAGCAGGCCCTGGCGCGCCGGACGGCGTTCACCTGGCAGGGCAAGTCCGTGTTCGTGTCGCAGGGAGCCGAGGAGGACCACGACTTCACGGAGCTGTTCAACGGCACCGACAGGCGCGAGTGGTGCTTCACTTGCCACAAGTGCGGCGAGGTACAGCCCTACGACTGGGCGTTCATCCGATACCCCGACGGAGCCAAGAAGGACGGGCTGTGGGACTTCGACGAGGTGAGGGCCAACACGACCTACGCCTGCCGTCGGTGCGACCACAGGCACCTGGACCGCAACAGCGTGCGGGCGGAGATGAACGCCACGGCGAAATACGTCCCGATGAACCCCGGAGCCCCCAAGGGCCGCGTGGGCTTCCACTTCAACGCCCTGGCGATGCAATGGGGGCTGTCTTGGGGAGACCTGGCCGTCGAGTGCATCGAGGCCGCCCAGTCCTTCGACCTCCACGCCGACGAGTCCAAGCGAAAGGACTTCAAGATGAAGCGGCTCGCCCTTCCGTGGAGCGACGAGCCCGACGACTCGGGAGCCGAGATCCTGCCGTCGTCCTACCGCATGGAGCAGGACTGGGCCGAGGAGGGAAGGGCAATCGACGGGAGGCTGTGCTCGCCGCCGTTCTCGCCCGAGCAGCTCCGTGGCCAACACTCGTTCCGCCTAAGGTTCATGGCCGTGGACGTCCAGCGAAAGGGTTATTACTTCGTTATACGCTCCTGGTCGTCGGACGGAAAGAGCCGCCTCATCCGATGGATGTACGTGGACACGTGGGAGGAGCTGCGCCGGGAGCAGCAGAGGCTGGAGGTGGCCGACCAGTTCGTGTTCGTGGACTCGGGCGACGGCCCCAACGTGGACGAGGTCTACGAGAAATGCGCCACCTACGGCTGGCAGGCGACCAAGGGCTCGGGCGAGACGGACTTCCCCTGGCGCGTCCAAACCCCGGTTGGCGTCAAGATAGCCTACCGCCCGTACAAGCCCGCCAAGGTCGTCCAAGTGGGCAAGAGGTCGTGCCGCCTGCACCTGTTCTCCAACCTGGCTCTCAAGGACGCCCTCGCCCGCATCCGACGCAAGGGCGACCACACCTATCCCGAGGACTGCGGGGACGAGTACAAGCGTCAGATGACCTCCGAGCACCGCACCCGCTCCGAGACCGGCCGCCCCATTTGGGTGCAAGTCGGCGAAAGGGCGAACCACCTGTGGGACTGCGAGGTCATAGGCTTGCTGCCGGCGATGATGGCAAGGCTTATCGGCAGGGGAAAGAACAAGCCCACGGATGAAAAGACGGGTGTTGACAAGGAGACGCCCGCTCCCAAGGATTGATCACAAGCAGGCCGCGTCCCTCTTTTACGTCCGGGTGGCACTAGGACTCATGGCAAGAGGGGCGCGGCCTGTCCTTTGGACTGGCGGCTACTGCTAATGGCGACCATCTCCTATTCCGGCTCCGGCCGCTCGGCTCCGAAGGGCATCTTCATGGTGCTCACGGTCCCGCAGATCGAGGAGATTCTCACCAAGGCCGTCGAGGCCATCACGGCAGGCAAGTCCATCATGGAGTACGCCGACAGCGGCACCTCGGTGTCGAAGCAATGGACGCTCACGCCGGACTTGGTGATGATCGAGTGCCGCTACGCCCTCCAGCTCAAGGACCCCGAGAGGTATGGGAAGATTGACCGCGTCCGCGTCGGCAACCTCCTCAACAACTTCCGAGGTCTCTGACACTTATGGCGCGCAAAAAGGCTAGTTCGGGCAAGAAGTTCACCCGTTCCGCAACCCCTAGGGGCAAGGTCGGAGCCACGTCCACGGGCGTGAAGGCCACGGGCGGACCTGGCATCTTCTCCAATTTCGAGTCCGCGAAGTTCTCCAACAAGCGCTCATGGATTTGGTCGTCCTGGCCGACTGACTTCCGCAAGACGATGACGGTCTTTGACCGTCTCGAAACGACGCGGAAGATGCGCTGGATGGAGTTGAACGCCGGAATCATCCGGCAAGTCCTCTCCGACTACGTCCTCTACTCCGTCGGCGACGGCATCACCGCACAGGTCCGCACCGGCAATCCCAAGCTAGACGAGGCCTACGAGCAATACTTTGACAAGTGGGCTCGCGTCCCCTGCGACATCACGGGCCGATTCAACCTGTACGAGCTCCAGCAGATCGTGGCCCGCCTCGTCATGCGGGACGGCGAGTGCTTCCCCATCAAGACCAAGGACGCATCCGGCCTTTGCCGCGTCCAGCTCATCGAGTCCCACAGGGTCGGCTCCAACCAGTCGTCCGCCCCCGAGCCCAAGGAGGTGGACGGCATCATCTTCGGCAAGTACGGCAAGCCCGAGTCCTACAACGTCATCAAGACGGACGGCTCGGGACGCAAGGTTCCCGCCGGAGCCGTGATGCACGTCTACACCCCCGAGGTCGCCTCGGGCGCCAGGGCATACTCACCCCTCCAGCACTCGATCAACAACGTGGTCGATATGCTGGAAATCATCTCGCTGGAGAAGTTCGCCGTGAAGATGAACTCGGACGTGGTAAGGACGATATCCAGGGAGCCCGGACAGTTCGACAACTCGCAGGCCGATTTCGAGGCCTTCGGGATGCGTCCCAACGGATACCCCGCCGGCGGCAACAACATCACCGACGCCAACGAGGCCTCCACGTTCATCGGCGGCAAGATCCTGGCCCTCAACCCCGGCGAGAAGCTGGAGTCCTTTGAGTCCAACCGACCGAACCCCACGTTCACCGGGTTCATGGAGCACCTCGTCCGCGACTCGCTCGCAGGCACGCTCCCCTACGAGTTCGTCCACGACCCCTCCAAGGCCGGCGGCGCCTCTATGCGCCTCGTCGTCGCCAAGGCTGACCGCCAGTTCAAGCAGTTGCAGACCGTCCTCATCAACCGATTCCTCACCCCCCTGTGGGGCTACGTCATCGGCACCGCCATCAAGAACGGCGAGCTTCCCGCCAACGACAACTGGACCCGCGTGTTTTGGACGACCCCCAAGCGCCTCACGGTGGACGCCTCCCGCGACTCCGCGCAGAACCGAGCCGACATCGCCATGGGCATCAAGACCCTCGGCGACAACGCCCAGGAGGACGGCGAGCACCTCTCCACGCTCATCAAGCGCCGCGTCCGAGAGGCCAAGGCCATCATGGACGAGTGCGCCGCCGAGGGCGTGCCGCTGTGGATGGTGTACAAGCCGGACAACGTGGCCATCTCGGACGTCACCGCCAACTCGTCCACCGCCGTCAAGCCGCCCGACGAGAACGAGGACGCCGAGGACGACATGGAGGACGACTACCGCCTGGACGACGAGAACCTCAACCCCGGAGACACACCGGGCTCACCCTCCTAACATGAAATCACTCTCACAAGCCCTCGCAGCCGGAACCCCGATGCTCATCGACCCCCTTGTCGCCAAGGGCCACGTCGAGCGCGTCTCCCACTTCGTCGACAAGTTCGACCCCAAGGCGGCTGACTTCGACAAGATCCTCGCCATGGTGTTCGGCGAGCAGCCCAAGTACGAGGTCCACGAAGGCGTGGCCTACATCCCCATGAAGGGCGTCATCGGCAAGGGGCTCACCGCCCTTGAGAAGGCCACGGGGGGCTGCGACCTCGACGATGTCACCGAGTGGATGAGGCAGGCCGCCGCCGACCCCGACGTGAAGCTGGCCGTCCTCGACGTGGACTCGCCCGGAGGCTCCGTCAACGGCACCCCCGAGGCCGCCGCCATGTTCAAGGCGCTCGGCAAGATGAAGCCCAC